GGGGTCTGCGGCTATTGCCTTCTTGAGCTTCCGAATGTTCGCGTCAAGATTGGCGCGTTCAATTGCGATTTCTGCAATAACGGTTGCGTTTGTGCGTTCACGGAGTCTGCAAGAAGTATCTACAGCATCTACATTTTCGTTTGTCATGGTTGTATTCCTTTTGGCATTGTAAAAATTGTGGCGGTTCCATCCTAATCTTTGGGGCTTTCCAGTACACCGCCTAACCACGTTCCACTTCTAGGGAGAAAATCCCTTACTTCTTCGGCGGTTTCTTGCCGCCGTTCTTCTTGCCTCCGCAAGCCATAAGCGCCTCTTTGGGTTAATCGTTCAATCCTGAAGGATATACCGCGTACAGGGTTAGACAAGATGTAGTCCGGCTGCCTGTTTCCTGTACGCGGTTCCTTTTACAAGCCTTCCTTGCCGATGAAGAGCAGGGCTTCCTCGATGGCGTTCTGCGCCACCTTGATGTTGCGCGAATCGCCGCATTCCTTGAGGAGTTCAGCGGCCTTCACGAGGTAGTCCCTCGGTCCGTGCTTCACGGGAGCTTCATCGATTTTCGGAGTTTCGTTCACTTCGGTTTTTTCTTTTTTTTGCGTCATGTCTGTTCCTTTTGTTGAGGATTAGAATGGAAGATCGTCAGGGGATTCCGCCGTGTCGTTCGAGGGCCACTGCTGTGCCTGCTGCTGGCTTACACGCTGCTGTCCGTAGGCAGGTCCCTTCTGCGGAGGCTTGTGGTACTTGCCAGTGCGGAGGACTGCGTCGTAGCGCTGGCTGATACTCTTCGCCATGTCGTCGCTTGCGCTGCGGAGTCCCCTGTTGGCGAAACTTCCGGGCTTGTTGACGAAACGCACCTTCTCGCTCGTCTGCCCGTTGTACTCGGACATTTCCGTGGAAATCTCGCATTCGAGGCCCGCCATGGTGTCGGGATAATTCAGGTCGATGAGGGTCTGTCCGGTAAAACCGAGGTCCCGCAAGGTCTGGACTGTCTTTTCCGCCGTCTTTTCCGAGAGCCACAGGTCCGTAACGAACTTCTTCTGGACTTCGGTGTCGTTGTCGAGGTCACGCGTAGTCATTACCATCATGCGGACGCTCGGTGTGTGCTTCTCCTTCGATTCCGCGAGGCTTGTACTCACGATCGTAGCTGCGTAGTTAGCCATTGTCGGCCTCCTTCTTTTCTTCTGTAACGTTGATGTTCTGCTTGACGCGGTAGCTGTTCACCTTCTGCGCGAGCTGCTGCGCGGTCCACTTGCCGGACTCGAGCCACTTCGTAGCCTTCTGCGCGATGTCCGGGCGCATGTTCTTCACGTAGCCCATGAACTCGGCCTTGAGCGCTTCCGTGTCCTGCGGCTGTCCCTGCGTGATAGCCTCCATGATTGCCGTCATGTCGAGCGGCATCACTTCGGGGAGACCGTAGCGGTTCTTGGCGTCCCACGCCGCGCTGTGGGTGGTCTGCACGATACGCCCGTCGCCGCCGTACGCCTTAGAGCGCATGCCGTCCTTGCGGGTGTACATGTCGAACTGGGCGAAGAGAACGCAGTCGCACCACTCGCGGAAGATACCGGAAATCTTTGCGTTCAGCTTGGATTCGAAGTGGTCGTAGTTGTCGCCAACGGGATTATTCACGGTCTTGATCTGCGAATGGCACAGGAGCAGTACGTTCATCCCGTCCGAGTTCAGGCGGTCGAGGCGCATGAGGAGCTGTCTAGCCTCCTGCTGGGCCACGACGTAGCCCTTGCCGTAACCGAAGTCCTCGATGTTCTTGTGTCCGTTCTTCGCGCACACGTAGCTGTAGAGCATCGGTTCCACCCAGTCGAGAGTGTCGATCACGACGGTCTTGAAGTCGCCCTTGTCCGCCGCGAGTTCGTCGAGGAACTGGAGGATTTCTCCCCAGTTCTCGGGAGTGAAGCTCGGGATTTCCGCGAACTGGGGACCGACAAGGCCGGATTCCCCGCACACGAATACTGGGTTCGGCATGGATGCCCCGGCGGTTGACTTGCCGACGCCTTCCACGCCGATCATCATGATGCGTGGTGCGCGCGGTTTCTGTTTCTTAGTAATCTTTTCTAGAAGTGACATTTTGTTTCTCCGTTATGAGAGGTTTCTTTGCAATTTCGATTATCTGCTTCTGTAGCTTCACGATTGTGAACTTGAGCTCCGCCTTGTCCGTCTCGAGGATGTTGATTTTCTTCTTCAGCCCTTCGTACTCTTCTATAGGCACCTGCACGTAGAGCGGTTCGGCGTGCGCCTGTCCAGGATGGAGCGTGTAATCTTTCGAGTTCATTACAGTTCCTCGTTCGTCTTCTCGGCTGTCCTGAAGAGGCTCACGTCGTCGATGGACGCGCATCCGGTGCACACGTCGAAGTATTCGCACTGGCCGTACATCGAGCACGCGTTCGGGTTGCGGCTGAACCGTCCCATGCGTTCAGCGTCCGCGATTTCTCGGCCAACGGCCCACATGTCGAAGAGGTATTCCGCGAGGTCGTCCGAGCTTCTTGCCACGTCCAGGCGGGCGAAGTAGTAGTCAGGCTTTTCCGCTATGTCAGCCGCCAGGCGTTCGCCGTATTCCTCCGGGGTCTCCTCGCGCGTCATGAGGATAATTCCGTTATCCTTGTCGGCGGTCTGTCTCGGTTTCCCGTTCTTGTTGTAGGCGCGTTCTCCGGAATCCTCGTACACGGCGATTTTGAGCCCTTCCTCGTCAAGTACGGGGATACTGGAGGAAGGCTTGATAGACGGCTTTCGGATCACGTCGTAAAGGCAGTTCTGCGCGTCGTATCCTGCCGCCTGGGCGCCTACATAGTAACCGCTCACCTGCCCGTCGATTGGAATCTTCTTCCAGTAGTCGGAGCCGGGGCCGATGTCCTGCGAGGTGGTCTTGTGCTCTATGATAACCGTCCTGCCCGTGTCCTTCTCCCTTGCAATGGCGTCAATCTTTCCTGCGAGCACCCACGTCCTCGACACGGCGCCGGTCTCCGGGTTCATCAGGGGAGCCTCGAACCCGATCTCTGCGCCGAGCGAGTCATACTTGGAGATGTCGTCGTTGAGGTACTTGAGGCAATACCCGTCGAAGAGCTTTCTGAGAGTGACGGTCTTGAACGGGTCGTCGAGTGCGAACAGGTCTTCCGTGATTTCCTCGCGCTTCCAGTAGCGTTCGAGCAGCGCATGGAACGCCGTACCGAACGAGAGCGCGTCGGAAGGGGTTACCGTTCGCTTCATGTCAACGTAGGCCAGCTTGTACGCCCTGTGGCACTGGGCAAACTTGGAGCGCATGGAGTTTGTGAGCAGTCTTAGTTTTTCCATTTGTAGTCCTTGTCTTTAGATTGAGAAACCTTTTTCTATAACCTCGTTCACGAAGCTGTCGAGCTTCGGTATGGAGCATCCGATGTACTCGGCGGTAAGTTCGCGGCCCAGGCATTCCATGCCGGCTATCGTCTTCTTCTTCGGCACGCTTTTCATCTGCACCCCGCGTCGAGCATGGCGGCAAGGGCCATTAGTCTGACGAACAGGTACATGCAGCCCATTCCCGCGACCATGATACCGGAGAATCCGGCAACGTGCTTGATGTCGTCCTTTTCCATATACACCTCTATTCCGTAAGGAGCGTTGCGAGCATGCACAGGCCCTTGAAAGTGTTCTTTAGTCCGCAGTTTTCCTTGAGCTCCACGGACTTTCTGACGTCCTTCGGCACGTTGCCGAACGCACGGATGTGGGCGTCGTTGTCGTCGCCCGTGACCTCGATGCGCCACTGTCCGCGACGCTTCGGCGTGTAGATCTTCTTGTCCTGTCCCATTATGTACCTCCCCAAATGAGTACGAGAGCTAAGGCCGCGAGGACGGCCACTCCGACTATGCAGAGGCAGTCGGTGACGAACTCGGCCCAGTCCTGCGGGTCCTCCTTGAGGTGTTCCACCTTGGCTGCGAAGCGTTCAAAAATCTTCATTATGCGTCCTCCAGGTACTTCTTTGCTTCGCGGTAGACCGCGCCGAGCGATTCGGTGCAATCGTCCTTGAAGCCCTTGTCCATTGCAGCGATGATCGTCTGTAAATCTTCCTTGTTCATGCCGGTTCTCTCCTTTTGTCGGCCATGGCCTTGCAGTAGTTGGTTAAAGCGCCCTTCCAGTTCATTATCGGTTTGCCGTCCTTGTCCTTTCCTTTCCGTTC